GGGCGTGCCGGGAACCGCCGCAGTCTACACCGCGTCCGTCTACATGCAGGCCGGCGCCTATGGCTTCGGCTACCTGGGCATATGGTCACCCATAGGAACCACTGCGTACTCTATTGTCGTCAACCTGGTGACCGGCGCGATCACGCAGACCAACACCATTGGCACACCCACGGGCACAGCCTCACAGGTGACGGCGTGCGGGAACGGCTGGTATCGGCTTCAGGTGTCTATGAAGGCCACCACGGGCGCCAGCGCTACAGGGATGTCCTTCGGGCCTTCCAACAGTGGTACACCAGGCTCGCTCAATTCCAACGCCAATGAGCCCCAGTTCGCAGGTGACGGCACTTCGGGCGTGTACGTCTTTTGGCCGCAGTTTGAGCTTGGCTCGTTTGCGACGAGCCCCGTTCCGACGAGCGGCAGCGCCGCGACCCGCGCGGCCGACGCGCTGACGAACCCGTGGACCGTGCCGAGCGCCTTTACGAAGCTGGTCAAGGTTGTCACACCCCCGGCCCCCGCCGCCAGCGCGAACATGTTCGCCTGGGAACTCGACGACGGCACCTCGGCCAACCGCATCGTGCTCTTCTACAACATCGCCAACGGGCACTTAAGCATCTCGGTCAGCTCGGGCGCCACCCTCGACCTCGGCGCGGTCACCGCGAACACGGTTGCCACGGTCGCCCTGGCGGCGCAGTCCAGCTCCTATCGGGCGAGCCTCAACGGCGCCGCGATCGTCAGCTCCGCCTCGGGCGCGCTGCCCTCGGGGATCACGACCGAGCGCTATGGCGAGGGCTCGGGCGGCACCAGCCCGTTTTTCGGCCATGTCGAGAAGTCGATCTTCTGGCCGGTCTTCGCCGGCGACACCGATCTCACGCACCTGGCGGCGACGCAATGATCGACCACCTGATGACGTTCGCGAGCGAGGCGGCGGCGCAGGCCGATCCGGTCGTCGGCAAATACTGGACGGCGCCCGATGCGCAGGGGGATCCCGGTACGTGGGATGCCTCGCGCGTCATTCCGGGCGTCTCGGTCTACACGCTCAACGACGACGGATCGCAGACCCCCTATTCGGGCTGGTTCATCGTCATTGCGGCGGCGGCGCTCGACCCGAACCTCGAGGCCGAACCCGGCTGCATCCTCATCGCCGATCGCGACAAGGCAAACGCGAACGATCCGAGCTTCATGCTCTACACTCAGCCCGGGATGAGCGAGAGCGAGCTCGCCGCGAGCCGGGTGTCCCCGGTTTTTGCCGGCACCACGTATCCCTTTGGGCAGCCCTGACGGACCCCTATGACTCCCGTCCTTCTCGATATCGATCCCCACTCGGGCGCCGTTGAAACCTTCGACTATGACGACGGCGAGGAGACGATCGTCATCCGCCGCCAATGCGACGTCGCGCCGATCATCGACCGCAATAAGGCGCTCGCGAACCACGGCGTCTGGGACGACCGCTCGCATGGCGTCGATGGCCCCGACCTCCGCCTCGCGGCCTCCATTCCCATCGACGTGGCCTATCTCTGGCTCCAGCGGTACGGCGTCCGCGCCTGGCTCAAGGAGGACTGGCCCAAAGTCCGCCGCCTCCTCAACGACGGCGAGTGGCAATACTTGAGGGTGCGCGAATTCGTCATCTGATCAGCACCACGCTCGTCTTTGCCGGTGCTTTGTCGGGCGAGCACACCGCAGTCCCGGCCGTATTAATCGCCCTTCTACTTCCTTTCCTCGTCTTCGCGGCGCCCGAACCCGAGCTCTCGTCGTCCTGTTGAAGAGCACCACCAGCGATGGCCCTCGACACCTACACGAACCTCCAGGCGGCGGTCCTCGACTGGCTGATGCGCCCGGGCGACACCCTCGTCGCGCCCGCGATCCCGGACATGATCGCGCTTTTCGAAGAGGAGGCGCGCGACCGCCTCAAAAGCCGCTTCAACGAGACCACGACGACCCTCGCCGTCACCGGCGGCAACCCGCTCGTCGCCCTCCCCGCGGATTTCGAGAGCGCGCGGGAGATCGTCCTTCTCGGCGACCCGAACCAGGTCCTCACCGAGATGGAGCCCGAGGAGATGGACGCGATGGACCCCGACCAGGACGGGGACCAGTCGCTCTTCTACGCGATCATCGGCACGAAGCTGCGGCTTGAACCGCCGCCCGACGCGAACGGCACCCTCAGTCTCATCTACATGCAGGGCGTCCCGGCGCTTGCGACGGCCGAAGGCGGGACGAACTGGCTCCTCGCGGAGTATCCGTCAGCCTACCTCTACGGGACGCTCGCCGAGGCCGGCGACTACCTCGACGACGACGCGCGCCTCCAGAAGGCGATCCGCCGGCGCGACGGGGCCCTCGAGCGCATCCTCGCCGCCGACCGGAAAGCGCGCTGGTCGGGGTCGAAATTGACGATCCGCACCGATACCGGCAATCCCTGATGCCGCTCGTCCCCTTTGGCGAGTGGCTCCCGGACCAGCCCGACTTCAACAATCCAGGCGCCGCGACGATCACGAATGTCGTCCCCCGGACGAAGGGCAGCTACGGGCCGATGTCGAGCCCCGTCGCCTATTCGGGCGCGCTGACGGGGCGATGCCAGGGGACGTATTCGGCGCGCGACCCCGCCGGGAACGTCTACGTCTTCGCCGGCGATGCGAGCCGGCTCTATCTCCTCCAGGCCGGGGCGACGAGCTTTGCCGATGTCTCGAAAAGCGCGGGCGGTCCCTACGCCGTCGGCGCACCGCCTGTCGGGTTCTGGAGCTCGACGAGCTTCGGGGCGCGCGTCGTCTTTACCGACGGCGCCGACCCCATCCAGACCTTTCTCATCGGCACCGATTCCGCGTTCTCCGATCTCGCGGCCGCCGCGCCCACGGCTCGATATTGCGCTGTCATCCGCGATTTCCTGATGGTCGGCAATACGGTCGACGACACCGACGGCGAGCAGCCGCAGCGCCTCTGGTGGCCGGCGATCGGCGACCCGACGAACTGGCCCACGCCCGGGACCAATACGGCGATCGAGGTCCAGTCCGACTATCAGGACCTCGAGCAGACGGACCTCGGCGCGATCACGGGGCTTGTCGGGGGCCTCCTGACCTCGGCCGACGGCGCGGCCTTTTGCGAGCGCGGGATCTACCGCATCGCCTATGCGGGGTCGCCCGACATTTTCGATTTCGCGGTCGCCGAGGGCGCCTCCGGAACCCTCTCGCCGCTCTCGATCGTCGAGCGCCGCATCCAGACGGGCGGCGGAACGGCGGTCGCGGTCGCCTACTATCTCGGCGAAGACGATTTTTATGCCTTCGACGGCGCGAGCTCCGCGCCGCTCGGCGCCCAGAAGATCGCAAAGACCTTTTTCCAGGACCTCGACCCGTCCTATCTCGGCTATGTCGGCGGGGTCGCCGATCCGATCAACAAGCTCGTCTTCTTCCCCTACATGGCCGCGGCCTCGGCGGGGCTCTACAACCGCGCCGTCGTCTATAATTGGGACCTCGGGCGCTGGGGCCTCATCGACCTCACCGCGATCCCGGCCGAATGGTTCGACCGCTCGTTCACGATCGGCTACACGCTCGACGGCCTCGATGATCTGGGCCTGTCGCTCGACGCCCTTCCTTTCAGTCTCGATTCGCGCGTCTGGACGAGCGGCAACCCGATCCTCTCGGTCTTCGACGGCACGCATAAGCTCAACTACACGACGGGCCCGAGCCTCGCGCCGACCGTCGAGACGAGCGAACAGCAGTTCTTTCCCGGGCGCCGCACCCGCGTCGACCGCGCGATCCGCCCCATCGTCGACGGGACACCCGCCTCCGTGTCGGTCGGGCACCGCGAACAGCTTGCCGCAGGCGTCACCTACGAGGCGGCGGTCCCCGTCAACATCCTCGGCGAATGCCCGCAGCGCGTCACCGGGCGCTATGTCCGCTTCCGGCTGACGCTTCCCGCCGCAACGACTTTTTCGCACCTCCAGGGGATCGAGATCGGCGAAGGCGGCGTCCGCCAGGAGGGCGTCCGATGATCCCCGACCGCGGCTCGAAAAAGTTTCGCGATTGGCTGCGCCTGCAGCAGCCGGCCGTCCGCGCCGACCTCGACAAGGCTTGGGCCGATACCGCGACCGACCCCGCGATCCAGCAGGGTCACCGGCATAGCGACCATGCGCGCCGCCGCGCGCTCGTCGACCAGGCGCGGACGAAGCACGGCTACGCCCCCCGATGACCGACGCGACCGTCACCGTCCCGACGCCGGCGCCGCTCGTGCGCACCGACGGCATCGACCATTTTCGAAACGCGCGGACGATCAACGCGATGCTGCACGGCCGCATCAGCTGCTCCCTCGTCGTGACGCTGGTGCCGAGCGCGACGACCAGCGTCATCCGCGACAGCCGCATCAGCCCGACGAGCTTTATCGGCCTCGTGCCGCAGACGGCCCATGCCGCGGCGGCGATGTCCGGGCTCTACATCGTCCCGGGCTCGGGCCTTGCGACGATCAACCACGCGTCGACGGCCGACGCCGACAAGACCTTTGCGGCCGTCATCCTTGGCTGAGATCGCGATCGTCCTTCCCCCTCTCGGCGAGGTCGCGCGCCGCTGGCACGAGGTCGAGCCGATGCTCGCTCGCGCCACGCGGCGGTCGGGCTGCTACGAGCCGATCGACCTCCTGCAGCTCGCCTTTGCCGGGCGGATGGGCGTCTGGTTCGTGACCCGCGGCGACGAGCTCCGCGCCGTCGCCGTGACGCAGATCATCCCCTACCCGAGAAAGCGCGTCCTCGATGTGCCGTTCATCGCCGGCACGGGCCTGCGCGAGTGGCAGGGGCCCCTCCTCGGGGCCCTTGAAGATCACGCCCGGGCAACGGGCTGCGCCTGCCTTGCCGGCTACGACCGCCGCGGCTGGGCGCGCGTCGGCGGCTTTGCCGAACGGGGCTCGATCCTCGTCCGCGACCTCTAAGGCGCGCTCTCAACCTTTTCCCCCAAGGCCGCCTCCGGGCGGCTTTTTCTTTGGAACGACACCCCATGTCCAAGGGCCCTTCGGGCACGACGACGACCGTCGAGCAATCGAACAACCCGACCCAGGTCGCCCAGCTTCCGTTCCTGACGGGGCAGGCCGGCACCAATGCCGGGCTCGGTGCCAATTATGGCTGGGACCAGGCCGTCAACCTCGCGGCGGCTGACCCGTTTTCCTATTACCCGGGCCAGACCCTCGCGACCCCCGACCAGGGGCTTTCGGGCGGCTACCAGGCCCTGACGAACTACGGCCAGCTCGGCGACAGCGCGACCGCCCTCGGCGCGGCGAGCGGCCAGGGGACCGCGGTCAACGCCGAAAACGGCTTTCTCGGGGGCGTCAACGCGGCGAACAACCCGGCGGCGTCGGGCCTCAGCACCGCCGCCGGCGCCGTCAATCCCGGGCTGTCGTCGCTCGAAAACATCGCCTCGGGTGGGATGCTCAATTCGAACCCGTACCTCTCGGGCGAGTATAGCGCCGCCGCGCAACCCCTTGTGAACGCGTACCAGACCGCGACGGCGCCGCAGACCGACAGCAATTTCGAGGCGGCCGGCCGCTACGGGTCGGGGGCGCAGGCGAACGCGCAGTCGACGAACCAGCAGAACCTCGGGACGGCGCTTACCAACCTCTCGTCCAACCTCTACGGGCAGAATTATTCGAACGAGGAGGGCCTCCAGAACAGCGCCGCCTCGACGCTGGCGAGCACCGGCCTCTCGGGGCTCTCGGGGCTCGAATCGGGGTGGCAGACCGGAAACGCGCAGGAGCTCCAGTCGCTTCTTTTGGAGCCGTCTATCGCCGGCTTGCCGACGACCGACGCCAACAACATGGTGACGGGCGGCACCGGGACGACAGGGCTCGCGCAGAA